TGCCGATTGTGCTTGTAGCAGAATCTCAGCACCGCTATTTCTATTGACGACTATCTCACCGTTTGCCCCACCACCTGCGACTTCCAATTGATGACCGGGGTTCGTAATACCTACACCTAATTTATGAGCCACCGCGACAATTGAAGTAGCACCATCCCCACTGTCCCTTATCCTCAGAGCCTCATAACCCGTCCCACTCGTCGCACTCTTATCCACTGTGAAGGTATGCTGTCCTGACCAACCACCCGCGCTACCCCTTGAGTAGTAGACCATCTCGTCCCACGGCGAGCCGTCATTGCTGGTGGTGGCGAATATCTTCTTGTGTCTAGCATTCGAGTTTGCAGTTTGAATTGTGATACCTGTGGAATCCTTCAACTCTAGTTCCTCTGCGTACATACCCCCTGTTGTGTAGATACCACCTTGACTGACATCGAATATGCTCAAGTCTATCGTTTGGTCGGCTGCGAATCCTGACCAATCTTGGCTATGAGACGCATAGCCTAGTATGGCATCGTGGCCCGAATCATCGGTGTCAAGAAGCCACGTATCTAACAAATCCCAAGAGTGATTCTGCTCGCTCATGGTCATGTAAGTCTCTAGGTTGTTGTTCGCATTCGACACATAGACCTGCAAAGCCGCACCAGCATATGTGCCACTTTCTTTTATTCTTAATTGAGTAAATACAGCAGTAGAGTAGAAGTTGTATGCGAAGACCTGTATGCTGTTCCCAGCACCAAAGAAGTGCGTGGCATTGAACCTACAAGAGCCGTGCCTACCGCTATCTACATCGTTAATTAGGAACTCACCAAATGCTCTTTGCGCCGATGAAGTTGCATCTCGGCCCTTGCAGACCGCAAACGTGTACCAACCCACAGCCAAGTCACCACTTTGTTGTACACCACCACCATACTCCAAAGCACCGTTTTGTAAGTCCAAGCCAGTGCATTTGATGTTGCCGTTTACGTGCAATTTTGCAGTTGGGTTAGTTGTCCCAATACCGAAATCACCAGCAGAGTCAAACCTTGCCTTTTCACTACCATTCAATCTGAATGATATACCATCATAGGCAGATATGGCAAGCCCATCAGGATTAGCACCACTATGGTCTTGTACTGTGATTGAGGGTTGGTTGGTATTGAGGAATCCCTCGCGGAAGAATAGCCCTGCACCTGCTCCTTGCTCATATGCGTCAATCAACACACTACCCTCGACATGGAGTTTGGCATCGGGGTCTGTCGTGCCTATTCCGACATTGACATTCTCCCAAGCCCATACTCCGTCACTTGCGAAACTACCTCTCTTGGTAGCATCGCTCGCATCTTGTAGGTAGTAGTTTCCTCTTGAAAGTAGAATATCTCCGGTCTGAGCATATATGTCTCCTACAACATGAAGTGGTCTAACGGGACTCATAGTGCCTATTCCGACATACCCCTCCTGTCCCAAAATGGTGAATCGGTCTGTGTAGGCGTTTGTTCCTATCTTCCTAGTTGATATTCTCAGGTCGCTAGTGTGGTAGTCATCAGATGCACCGCTAGAACCGGAGTCGCCCTGCACGTTATAGATTCTGATTGTCTCATTACCACCAAGACTCGTATGCTTCCTGAAACTAATCGTGGAGAGGACATCACCTGCGCTCAAACCACTCACGTTCTGGTTGTGGTACAATGACAGCACCGGGTTTCTAGTCTCATACACCATACCATACGAAGCAGTGGCGGCAGGTGTCCCACCAGTCTTCACCGGGGTCGCTGATTGCCATGCTGAGTTAGAATAGTAAGTAAGAGTGGTACTATTAGCCTGCTTCTTCGCTATCTCGTTCCAATTGTAAGTACCATAACTGCCGAACTTCTTCATCCAGAGTTCTATTGGTTGCCCCCATCCCTCGGTAATCATCCTGAATGAGTCATCCTGTAGATGAAAAGTG